TGACATGGAGTTTGCTTTAGTACGTAACCAAGCATCATCAGCAGGTGGACCAGCAACAGCTCGTACATCAGCAGGTATTGAATCTTGGATTACTAACCGAGTAATTGCTACAGGTTCTACAGCAGGTACAACACCTGGCTTCGTAAACGGTACAGTAGCAGCTCCTACAGACGGTACTTCAGTAACATTCATTGAAGCAGACTTAAAGTCAGCTTTACAATTAGCTTGGACAGACGGTGGCGAGCCATCAACAATTCTTATGTCAGCTACTAACAAGTCACGTTTCTCTGGCTTTGCTGGTATTGCTACTAAGTTTGTAGACGTACAAGTTAAAGCACAGGCTTCAATTACTGGTGCAGCAGACGTTTACGTTTCTGACTTCGGTAATCATACTGTGAAACTTGACCGTTTCATGCGTGACCAAGCAGTTCTATGTATTGACCCAGGCTATGTTGGTTTAGCTTCACTCAGACCTTTAAGCAAAGAAGAACTTGCTAAGACTGGTGACTCAACAAAATGGCTCTTAACAGCAGAGTACGCACTTGTGGTTCAAAACCCAGATGCACATGCTAAGATTCAAAACGTAGGTGCTTAGTAATTAGATATGATATAATGGAGGGAATTAATTTTCCCTCTGTTGTATTTTTATTATGCCAATATTATTTGACCACAATAGCGTAACAGGTGTAAGTCAGTACTTTGACTATGACCCAGCTAAAGATACATACTACCTAACCTCTACTCAAGACTTGAGTGGCATGTTAGACAAGATTAAAGAAGCAAGAGATAACCCTGCAATATGGGATAAAGGTGTTAAAGAAGAATGGGCACACTTTGCTAGTATTCCACCTGTAGTGGAAATGCAGTTAAAGCAAAAGGGTATAGATATGTATAACCCTGACCATACTAAAGCTCTTGTAAAAGAAATAAACGAAAACTATCCATATCTTAAACTGACTACAAAGAATGGATGATAGTTTACGGTGCTAAACGTGTAGGCGGTAAGTTATTACTACGCAGATGGTTTAAGAAAAGAACTTCAGATAAACATAAACGACTTGACCAAGACATGACAAGGTTAAGAAAAAAATGGTGGCACTTTAAGACTAGATGGACTTAAACGAAATAAAAAATATACAGTTAGCCATACATGACCTTATCAATCAGGAAAAGTATGACGAAGCATTACCACTTATATATTCTGTATTAGAAGAATATCCTAATGAAGCCGCTACATTAAACTTCTTAGGTTATATCTGGTTAATGGGCGATAAGCCTGCATTTGCATATCAGTTCTTCCGTAGAGCATTGCAAGAGATGCCAGGCAATAAAGCTATATGGACATCACTAGGTCGTGCAGCACATGAACTAAACATGTATGAAGATGCTCTAAAGTATTTCTTAAAGTCAGCAGAATTAGACCCTACATACGCATTAGCTTATTCTAATGCAGCAGCAACGCTAGTACAAACATCTAAATGGGATGATGCAGAGAAAGCCTGTAAGATGGCTTTAGAATGTAACCCTAACGACTTACATGGTCAGCTAAACCTAGCACACACTTACCTAGCTAAAGGTGAATGGGATAAAGGTTGGGCAGAATGGCATAAGTCACTAGGTGGTAAGTTCCGTAAAGAATGGGTATATGGTGACGAAGTAAGATGGGATGGCACTAAAGACAAAACACTTATTATCTATGGCGAACAAGGTCTAGGTGATGAGATATTCTATGGTAGCTGTATTCCTGACGCTATTAGCTCTAGTAAGCAAGTCTATATAGACTGTGACCCAAGACTAGAAGGATTATTTAAACGTAGCTTTCCAGAAGCAGAAGTGCATGGCACTCGTAAAGAAGATAGCCCTGAATGGTTAGCAGATAAGAAGTTTGACTATAGATGTGCCATAGGTGGTTTACCACAGTTCTTTAGACATACGAATAAAGACTTTCCTGGCACACCTTATCTAAAAGCTGACCCTGAAAGACGCACTATGTGGCGTGGGTTATTTGACTCATGGGGTAAGAAAGTTATAGGTCTTACGACTAAAGGTGGTATTAAACATACTAACGCTAAAGGTCGTGAGCTAACACAAGAAGACATAGAACCATTATTAAAGCTCAAAGACTATGTGATAGTCAGTTTAGATTATAGCGTAGAACGCAAATTAGACGGTGTTAAATACTTTGACTTTGCGACAAGTGCAAAAGACTATGATGATACAGCAGCGTTAATAGCTGAATGTGATTTAGTATTAGGTGTGAATACGACTGCTCAACATTGTGCGGCAGCTATGGGAGTAAAAACATGGTGTCTAGTTCCTACATGGCATCAATGGCGTTATGCTCAACCTAGTATGCCTTGGTATCGTCACATGAGAATTATCTATCAAGACAATGATACTTGGAAAGAAGTTATCAATAAGGTAGCTAAACAGTTAAATGGGACTTGGTGATTGGTTAATGGCATCAGGTGATGCTAAAGAAGCTAACGAAAGAACCGGTAAAAAGGTTAAGCTAGGTGATGGCGTTAGAATGTCATGGGATGGTCAAGTATTCGTTAATAATCCTAGAATGGCTAGTAACTCTGATACAGACGTAGTATGGGTTAAAAACTATCAAGGTCATAGACCATATCTCAAAGGCACTAAGAATGGTCGGTTATTATTTAATGATGACTATAAGCCTAGAGTAGGCGAAGTTTACTTTAACCAATTAGAAAAGAAAAACATAGATAAGATAGATAAGGACTACATAGTTGTAGAACCTAATGTTAAAAGAGTCTATGCACACACAGTTAATAAAGCATGGGATAAATGGGAAGAGTTATTTAAACATGACTTACCATGGCTACAGTTAGGTGATGTTACTGTAAAACGATATACAAAGTGGAAAGAAACCACAACCTTTAGAGAAGCATTACAAGTATTAAGCAAGGCAAAGTTATTTGTAGGCACAGATGGTGGTTTACATCATGCAGCAGCAGCATTAGGCATACCTTCCGTAGTAATATGGACAGGTTTTACTTCACCGAGGCACTTAGGATATGATACCCATAGAAATATACATGACGGCTCAGACCCATGTGGGACTTATACTAGCGTATGTGAACATTGCCTTCTAAAAAGCAAAGCAATCACCGTAGAACAGGTTTTAGATGCAGTTAATACTGAGTGGCATAGAACGCAGAGATAACGTCTTAAAACGCTTGCAAAAGCATTGTAAGGGCATTTTAACAAGAGAATGGGATAACAAGTCTATTCCAGTCATAGTAGGTAATTTACATGGCGCAGATAAAATACAAATAGCCTGTAGAGAACAAAACATACCCTATATTCTGATAGACCATGGCTACTTTCACAGGTCATCTGAATTAGAATGGGCTAGATTCTGTGTAAATAACTACCATTGCACAGATTGGCGTGTATCAGATAGAGAAACACCTAAAGTTCACGAGTATCGTAGTGGTGAAAACGTAGTTGTGTTACCTCCACCAGAAAAGATAGCTTATATTTACCAAGCTTCTAATTGGTTAGACAGAACAGTAGAAGAGATTAGAAAACATACAGAAAGAAAGATTGTCATTAAGCGTAAAGGCGAAGGTGACTTTAAACAAACATTAGAAAAAGCTCATGTCATTGTGAGTTTTGGTAGTGTCGCAGATGTAGAATCACTTATTCGTGGTGTGCCTGTCATAGGTTCACCTTATAGCCCTGCAAACCCTGTATCCAATAACATTAAAGACATAGAAAACTTAACATATTTTGACAGAACAGCATGGTTAAGCTCATTAGCTGCTAGTGAATGGCATAAAGATGAGATGGACAAGTGCTGGGATAGACTAAAAGGACAATTAGATGGCTCTAACAAACTATAGTGCGTTTGTAACTACAGTAGAAAACTACTTAGCACGAACAGACTTATCATCACAGATACCTGACTTCATTCAAATGGCACAATTCAGAATGACTCGTGATTTAAGAACAGAAAGAATGTTAAAAGTCGCTACTGCTGACACTACAGATAGCACAGTAGGCTTTCCTACAGACTTTTTAGAAGTCAGAGAAATACACATGTTAGGTAACCCACCTGTGTTACTAGAGTTTCAGTCACCTGACTTATTCTTTAGAGATGGTCAAACAACATTATCAGGTAGACCTCACTATTTTACAATGTTAGGTACAGAATTTAAGTTTGCACCAGGTCCTGATACAAGCTACACAGTTCAAATTTTATATTATGCTCAACCTACATTTATCTCTAGCACAACAGCTAGTAACTTGTTCTTAGCATACTATCCAGATGCTCTACTTTATGCAACTCTAGCAGAGGCAGAACCATATCTTATGAACGACCAAAGAATTGCTACATGGTCTGCTTTATATGATAGAGCAATTGCTAATATTAAGAAGAGTGATTTAGGTTCAACATATCCATACACCACATTAAACGTAACACCAAGATAAAGGAAAAATCATGGCAGAAATGAGTAATTTTTTAGAGAACGCACTTTTAAATGCAACTCTAAACGCAACAACATACACAGCACCAGC